TTACAAATCCAAGCGTTTCGTGGCGTTGGTAAGTCTTGGATTACTGCTGCATTTGTCCTTTGGACTCTATTCAATAACGCAGATAAAAAGATTATGGTCGTCTCTGCTTCAAAAGATAGAGCAGACTCATTCTCAATATTCTGTCAAAGATTAATACTAGAGATACCTTGGTTATCGCAGCTAAAACCTAAGAATGATGACCAGCGTTGGTCACGTATATCGTTTGATGTGGGGCCAGCAGCCCCGCACCAAGCACCTTCAGTTAAGTCTGTGGGTATTACAGGACAGCTTACAGGATCTAGAGCTGACCTTATGGTACTAGATGATGTCGAAGTACCTAACAACAGTATGACGGAGCTACAACGTGAAAAACTCTTACAACTTGTTACTGAATGTGAGTCTATTCTTACTCCTAAACGTGACTCTCGTATTATGTTTCTTGGAACTCCTCAAACGACATTCACTGTCTATAATAAGCTAAGGGAACGTAGCTACAGACCTTTTGTATGGCCAGCTAGATACCCACGTAAACTAGCTATGTATGATGGTTTGTTGGCTCCACAGCTAGTAGAGGATTTAGAAAAGTCAGATATGGCTTGGAAACCTACAGATACACGTTTTAAGGAGGAGGATTTACTAGATAGAGAAGCATCTATGGGACGTAGTAACTTTATGCTACAGTTTATGCTAGACACTACACTGTCTGACGCAGAAAAGTTCCCACTAAAGTTTGCAGACCTAATAATAAACCCCGTAAACCCTACACATGCACCCGAAAACATCATTTGGTGTTCTAGTCCAGACAATATAGTTAAAGACTTACCTTGTGCAGGACTTCCAGGGGACTATTGGTACAGCCCTATGCAGGTACAAGGCGAGTGGGTTGAGTATCAAGAAACCATATGCAGCGTAGACCCCTCTGGAAGGGGCTCAGATGAGACTGTAGCATGCTTCTTATCACAGTTGAATGGTTTTATATACCTGCATGAAGTATTCGCTACCAGAGACGGTTATAGCGACAAGACACTATTAGAGATATTAAGGAGATGTCGTAAGTATGACGCGAGTACACTGCTCATCGAGAGCAACTTTGGCGATGGTATTGTATCAGAGCTATTTAGAAAACATTGTCAGACGAC